AAACTCTTATCCGAAAAATATAAAAAAAAAACAGACAAACAGCATGTTTTGGATAATCCGGATACATATACAGGTTCAATGGAACTTACTGACTACGATACTTATATAACATCGCCGCAATCGGATACAGCTAATACTAATAATGAAAATAATGAAAATAATGAATTAAATTTAATCATAGCTAAAGAAATTACAATTATACCCGGTTTATATAAATTATTTGATGAAGGCATTGTTAATTGCCGCGATCATAGTATACGCATGACTCAGCATATTTTGAACAATAAAGAAAAGGAGAAAGAAAAGGAGAAAGAAAAGACCATATTTCCAGTTACTTATATTGATATTACGATTTCCGAAGACGGCACAATTACTATGATAAACGATGGAAATGGTATTGATATTGCTAAACACCCTGAAGAAAATATTTGGATTCCTGAATTAATTTTTGGTCATCTACGAACATCAACAAATTATGATAAAACACAAAAAAAAATTGTTGGAGGAAAGAATGGTTTTGGATTTAAATTAGTTTTAATCTGGTCTTCTTATGGAAAGATTGAAACGGTTGACCATATACGCGGGTTAAAATATACACAAGAATTTGAAAATAATTTAGATATAATTAAACCACCTATTATTGAAAAATGTAATAAAAAACCCTACACAAAAGTCACATTTAAACCGGATTATGCACGATTAAAAATTAAAGGACTAACACCAGATATGATAAATCTATTTAAACGACGAGTATACGATATTGCCGCAATTACGAATAAAAATATTAAAGTTAAATACAATGGATCACTTGTTCCTATTAAAAGTTTTCAACACTATGTTGATTTATATATTGGTAACAAAACCGAAACCGCACGTGTATATGAAGAAGCCAATGAACGATGGGAATATGTTGTGTGTTTAGCAAGCAAAGAAGAATTTACACAGGTATCATTTGTAAATGGTATTTATACTGTAAAAGGCGGTAAACATGTAGATTATATTTTAAATCAAATTGTTCGTAAAATTATTGTTTATATAAAGAATAAAAAAAAGATTGAGGTAAAACCAAATACAATTAAAGAGCAATTAATGTTGTTTGTGAGATGTGATATTGAAAATCCCACGTTTGATAGTCAGACAAAAGATTACATGAATACCGCTATCTCTAATTTTGGATCTTCATGTGAGGTGAGTGATAAATTTATTGAAAAAATTGCAAAAATGGGGGTAATGGAGGCTGCTTGTAAATTAACCGAAGTAAAAGAAATAAAAAAAGTAAAAGAAAAAGACGGTTCAAAGACTAAAAATGTAAGAGGTATTCCAAAATATGTTAGTGCAAATTATGCCGGAACAGCGCGTAGTAATGAATGTACTCTTATTCTTTGTGAGGGGGATTCTGCCAAAGCCGGTATTGTTTCAGGGTTAAGTGCCGACGATCGTAATACAATTGGTGTTTATCCCATGCGTGGAAAGTTATTAAATACGCGCGGAGAGACGAAAAAACGTATTATGGAAAATAAAGAAATTTATGAAATGGTTAAAATTATTGGATTAGAAATTGGAAAAAAATATACATCAGAAACGGTTATGACACAACTTCGTTATGGCAAGGTGATATTTATGACCGACCAAGATTTAGATGGAAGTCATATTAAAGGGTTAGGTATTAATATGTTTGATTCTGAATGGGAGTCGCTTTTAAATATTCCTGGATTTATTGGTTTTATGAATACGCCTATTATTAAAGCGCGTAAAGGAACTCAAGAATTGCTTTTCTATAATGATGGCGAGTATAATAAATGGAAAGACAGTGAGGATTTAAATCTCAAAAACTGGAAAATTAAATATTATAAGGGACTTGGTACAAGCACCGGTAAAGAATTCAAAGAATATTTTGCAAATAAAAAAATGGTAAATTTTACCAGTTCAGGCAATGAATGTCGTGATTCAATTGATATGGTGTTTAATAAAAAACGGTCAAATGATAGAAAAGATTGGTTAGTGAATTATGACGCAAATGTATATTTGGATACAAACCAAGAGATGGTTACTTATGAAAAATTTGTAAAAGAAGAAATGATTCATTTTTCAAAGTATGACTGTGATCGTTCAATACCTAATATGATTGATGGTTTAAAAACAAGTTTGCGGAAAATTTTATTTACATGCTTTAAGCGGAAAATTACAGATGAAATTAAAGTAGCACAATTAAGTGGTTCTGCATCTGAAATTAGCTGTTATCATCATGGCGAGCAAAGTTTACATGGAGCGATTATCGGCATGGCCCAAAATTTTGTTGGATCAAATAATATTAATTTATTAGATCCACGTGGTCAATTTGGAACACGATTACAAGGCGGGGCTGATTCTGCCTCTGAAAGATATATATTTACTCGATTGACGAGATTAACACGAATTATATTTCCTGATGACGACGATAATGTGCTTACATATTTAAATGATGATGGAACGCAAGTAGAGCCCACCCATTATGCACCAATTATTCCGATGATTTTAGTAAATGGAAGTAAAGGTATTGGTACTGGTTTCAGTACTGATATCATGTGCTATGACCCATTAAATATTATTGATTATTTATCAGTGTCTATTTCAAATGCGTCTATTTCAAATGCGTCTATTTCAAATGCGTCTATTTCAAGTGATGGCGAGAAAAAAGTAAATAAAGATATAGCTATCCTTCCTTATTATGAAGGGTTTAGGGGTGATATTAAAGTGTTATCCGATACAAAATACTTAATCAAAGGGAAATATGAAATTATAAATGATAAACAAGTAAGAATTACTGAATTGCCGATCGGAACATGGACTGATGATTATAAACAATTTATTGAAGAACTCATTGAAGGTGATGAAACCGGAAAAAAAAGCGATACAACTAAAAGCGATACAACTAAAAGCGATACAACTAAAAGCGATACAACTAAAAGCGATACAACTAAAAATAAAAAAGCCCAAGGTCATAGTGGTTCAATTATCAAAGATTATATAGACATGAGTACAGATTTAATGATTAATATTACAGTTACCTTTACCTCCGCTGGTATTATTCAAGAATTGGTAAATAAAGAAACTGAATTTGGATGCAATGGATTAGAAAAATTATTAAAATTATATACGACTAAAACAAATACAAATATGCACGTATTTAATGAACAAGAAAAATTAGTAAAATATTCTACTATTTATGATTTAATAAATGATTTTATTAAAGTGCGATATGCATATTATGTAAAACGCAAAGCCTACCAAATTGAAGAATTAAAGAAAGAAACACTTGTATTAACAAATAAAGCACGTTTTATTACTGCCATTTTAGACGACACGCTTGATTTAAGGCGGAAAAAAACAGCAGTTATTTCTGAGCTATTAAAAGAACAAAAATATGACATTATTAATAATGATAATGATTTTAAATATTTAGTACGCTTGCCAATGGATAGTGTTAGTGAAGAAAATGTCCAAAAAATTATCAAAGAAAAAGAAACTCAATTAGACCATTTAAATAAATTACAATTAACAAGTGAGTATACAATCTGGTTAAATGAACTGGCAAATCTTAGGAAAGAATATTTAGTATATCGTTCAAATAAAGCGGATGCCATTAATAGTATGAATGAACCGCCAAAGCCAACAACTAAAAATAAACCGGTTAAAACCTCCAAGTCGTCTAAACCGATTAATAAAGGCAAAAATTAACAATAATAATTTATTTATTAATTTATTTATTTATAATTTATTAAATTTATATATGACTATAATATAATAAACATTTTTTTATACATTTTTATATACATTCATAATTATAATATTTATACTACATGAAATTGAAAAGTACAAATAAAGAAGATTTTAAAAAATTAAATTGCTCACCGTCACGAAATGACGATAATAATGATAATAATGATAATAATGATAATAACGATAATAACGATAATAATGAAAACAAATTTACATGTTATAAAAGTGACGAATTGCTCAAAATAAAAGAAAAATGGAACAAACGTCATCCTGATGAAAAAATTAATTCAAATGATGTAAAAGAAATATGGGCTACATTAAAAAATAATATGCAAAATGTATGCAATAACGAAGCGTGTTGGTTAAGACAAGAATTTATGGAAAAAAATATAAATAATGAATTATTGAATTATACCTTTGCACCTAAAGCACCAAAAACATGGTTAAAAAATCCAAACGAATGGTTATCAAGCGTGGATATTAGTAAAGTAATGAAACAATATGAATATACATATCCGTCTTTTAATTTTATAGGACCATCGCCAA